TACAAGATAAGTGTTACACAGATATCAGACGAATCAAGCACATTCTGGTAACGAAATGATAACGATTATCGGGCTCGTCCGTAGGACTTTCCAGCCACAATGAATGTTCCATCCTTCTCAATGTTGATTAGATCAACCTGAACTTTGCTTTTGTTCACATAGATAATGGCAAAGGCTTGCTGCCAATTAGCCACACCCTTGGTGTATGCAGCTTGCTTAAAGTCCATAAGATTGCCTACCTCGACACCATGCAGAACACGCCCTATACGCCCTCCAGAAGCCTCTGAGAAGGCTGAACGCCCTGCTCTGTGAGTATGACCTGAGATGACATTCTTTCCATGCCTACGAGCCGCTTCTAGGGCTGATAAGCCCCCCTGTGGCTTTATGGGTGTGTGGTCTCCATGGACTGCAATCCAGTTAGGCGCAATTGGCATAGGATTCTTATGAAAGGTTATGCCTAGCTCATCGAACTTCATAAACTTCTCAAAGCGAAGCTCTGGCAAAGCACCAAAGGCAGGGACTTTAGCCATAATTATGTTATACAGGCGATCCGTATGATTAGATCTTATGCAATCGCTGACCTGTAAATCCCAAAGTAGGTTCACAGCTTCATTACGATCATCGTCTAGAGTCTGGGCGTAGCTGCCCATGCGACCTTCTTCCCACTTGCTTATCTGTGGGAGGTCGATCTCATCACCAATAGTGACTACTTGGTCTGGCTTAAACTTCTTAATAAAACTGGCGAGGTTACGAGTTGCTACCTTGTCGTGATAAGGCACTTGTAGATCTGAGACTACTACGATCTTTTTAATCGTCATCCTCATCCTCATAATTCCCGAACTTCTCAGGATCGATTGGGTCTGGCAAGATCCAATGCGGATAGGACTGAGTGTCGGTTATCATGAATAAAGCAATGCCTTCTGCAAAGCCAGCCTTGCGCAATGACTTCCAATACTCATGCAACCCAATGCAGTAAGCATCGAGCTTTGAGTAGCCCTGCTCTTCTAATGCCTTAGATGCTTTTCTTGCCATAGCACAATGCTACCTGTCTAGAAGGATGTTATAGATCTCATCGACCCGCGTGTTGAGTCGCTTGATCTCTGACAATAGATGCGTAATCACATAGCCAGACAACCCACCCAATGCAGCAATGGTGGCGATGTAAAGGGTGAAGAAGTCTGCCTGTGTCACTTCTTATCTACCTCGTCAATGGCTGCCTCTAGAGCATCGACAATAATGTCTGCTGCTGACTTACGAGCGCGGTATGACTTAATAGCTGTGCGAATTGCTGGAAGGATTGCAACACCTGCAATGCCAGCGATGATGAGTAGTAGATTATCCATTAGATGCTCCTAACATAGGTACTTGAAAAAAAGCACCATCATTGTCAGCCTCTTTTTTAAAGCTAACATGCATGTGCTTAGTGTGTTTGTTAGCCCCTGTGTATTTGCGCCATTTCCAGTTAAGGATACTGGAGCAGATTCGTCCATCGTAAATGATGTAACTAATACGCTTGTCTGTTTTTCCCTTGGATAGGGTGCGAAGCTGATCAGCAAGATCTCCCATGATGTCTGGCTTTCCGCCTTTGTGCAGATCTTTGTCCACATCAATGGCGCGTACCCAACCCTGCTCATCTGGATTATGATCAGACTTGCGAGCAGCGTGTCGGGTATCACCGATCCAACCATCCGATGTGCGGTCACGATCTGGGAACGAGTCATCGAACTGCTCCCTTAGTTGCTTAGCAGCTTTACTTAATTGGGGCTTCATGGTGCAACAGGAAACTCTGCTTCATCTGCTGAGCCACCTTGTGCAGGAAGATCTCGCAACGCTTGGCGGTAAGTTGCCCAAGCTTCTTTATCTGTCGGAGCATCTGTGTGCATCGTCCAGTCTGTGCGAGTTAGTTCGGCATTACGCCAGAGTTTAATCTGCTTCCACTTTTGTTCATTGGTTGCATCTGGAAATTGTGAATTGAATTGGAATGTCATAATTATACCGCCTCGTATACGCCTGAAATGAAAATGCCATCATTTGTTCCAAAAGTTATTGGAAAATTAATTCCAACTGATGAAATAGTAGAACCATCAAATCCCGTTAATTGAACATAATTTCCGCTGCCTTGCGCTCGAGATTCTGCTTGGAAATTGTAATACCAAGTCACTCCAGAATTTAGAATAATAGCCTGTCCTAAGATTGCTGGATTTGTTGTGTTAAATGGCAATCTAAAAGCCCAGGCTGAACTGTTTCCATAAGTAGAGGTCGAACCAAAAGTGATGTTTATTTGGTAATGAACCATGTTTCCAATTCTTAAATAAGAACCATCAATAGTGCCGTTTCCAATTACGGGAGCAACAGTTCCATTAAAAATTGAAATGTCTGGCGTGTAAGATATATAAGCCTTATTCCACTTCAATCCCGTTGATTCTGCTGCTAATGCACCGAGAAAAGCATAATCTGCCCCAACCGCTAAGCGCGCAGGCGTATCAGCTGCTGTTGCTGCGATTAGATCGCCCTTAGCATCGACAATTGCGTTCTGAATAGCATTTGAGTCATCCTGTGCAACCCATGTGAAATCCATGTCTGTGTTGCTTGTCTTAGATAAGACTTGACCTGTAGTGCCACCCTTGAGTTCTGCCATTGAGCTATCAATAGCATCAACAGCTGTGCGGATAGCTAATGCGCCATTTTTTACTAGGTCGCTGTTATCGGGTTCTGGCCACGAAAAATTCGGACTTGTTGCCATTTAGTTGAGTGCTCCTGTCGCGTTATTCCAGACAAGTGTACCATTTACACCCGACCAGATTATGTTAGCTGGGAATACTGTGTCCCATTGTGTTGTCGATAATGAAAACTCCGTAGCCGTAATGTAGAGGGTAATGTCCACAAAAGTAGGTGTTGCTCTCAATGCCACATTTTCTACAAAACCTTCAAAAGTACCACCAAGAAGATTGCTAGGAAGATTGTTGATGAGCATAGGCTGACCAAAATAGACATTGATTAGGCTGTCAAGCATTGCGCTAGGCATGTCTGGATTATCTAAACGGAAAGTAATTGCCCCTAGTGAGCCCTTTGGAATGCGCCTTAGATTAAGTTCTCTGTTGGCTATCTCAGTAATTTCAGATAAACCCTTAATGTTGGAGTCAAAGGAACGCTCAAAGAGCCCGTAGGAGGCTATAGAGCCGCTATCTGAGACACTGTAGGTGCTTGCGTATCCTGTTCCATATCGATAGATAAGGCTGTTACGGATGCGAGCAATCTGAGTCTGTGACTGGATAGAGCTTGGTGCTGCAAATGCGCCATCGAGGAAAGTATAGCCATTTGCTGCGAGGGTGTTAGATCTGTGATCTGCATCGTCATAGGAGACATCTCCATCTTTTTCTTCATAGATCTGCCCCAAAGCAGAAGTAGCAATCTGATCTACTAGAGTCTGACTGTTGGCAGTAGAAGATGCTGCAACTGGGATCATTGTGTAGAAGCCTGTATCGATACTGCCGATGTAGGACTCAGCAGTCTCCCATTCCTGTGTTGGTGAATAGGTGTCCCATGTCATAGTTGGAGTAACTTCATCCCATGTTAGGTTAAGAGCTTTGTTTAGGATGTCTGCGATCTGCTCGCCATCTAATTCTTCAACAAGTGCTGTGTTATAGATAGTCTTGGTCAGTCTTGCAAGTGATCCAATGCCAAGGATTGTGCCAGTAGTGATGTAGCCGTTCTCTTCTGGGCTACGAACACCAATAAAGAAGTCAGAAACCTCGCCACCAAAGACAGTTACATAAGATCCGCTAGTGTTTTTAAGCTCTAAAAGGATTGGCTCTGTGACATTGATGGTAAAGGGTGAGCCGTCTGTGTTGATGATCTCGACTCGGCAGTAACCTGCTGTGCATTGGCGATCAATATCTAAGCGACCAGAGGCATAGGAAACAGAGGTGACAGTCGTATAGACATCATCACCTACTGTAACTCGCCACTCTGGAAGCCAAGTCATTATCTAGCCCTTAAAGTTCCACGATCAATCGCGCCTCGTACATAGTCATCAATAGCCTCTGCAACAGCGTTAGGATCTGTGAAAGGTGGAGCAATAACAGAGATCTCAATCTTACCGCCTACAGCACTGAGAGAACTGCTGTTGTAAGCTGCTGCATCTGCTGCATTCTGTAGATCTAGCAAGTCTGCGAAGGCATTAGCTCTTGCTGTTGCTGCTTCTGCATACTCTATGATAGCTGAGATAGATCCGCCCTTAGTAGAAATAGGAGCAATAAAGTCTCCAACAGGAATTCCACTAGCTGCAACACCACCTGTAGGGGCTTTGGTCGAACCTGTAGAGGCTAGGTTAATCTGTCCTAATAGTCGCAACGCTTCTTCTAGGTTGGAAATGTTGATCAAGTCTTTAGGCTTTAGGCTTTCAAGGATTGACTGAATGTCTTGCAGCTTTAGATCCTGCTTGGTCAATGTTCCCAAGACCTTGATATCTTCATTGAGCTTTGCAGTTGCTCTCATGATCGCTGCCTCATCCTTAGAAGCAATAGCATCTTCTAGTTCAGAGATTGACTTCTTAACATTTAGGCGAGCAGTGTCATTAGCAATCTGCAAGATCTGAGTTGAAGATGTTGCCTTGCCTAATTGCTCAGCTTGATTTGTAAGAGCTGCTGCGATCTGGATCTTGTCCATGTCGAAGATCTCTTCACCTTTGCCAAGAGCAAGGTTAGCCTTATCGATTGCGTTCTGTAATCTTCTTTGCTTAACAAGATCAGCTGCTGACTTAGCTTGGTCTTTAATAAACTTAGCCAGTTGCTTATTGCGAGCAATTGCTTCCTGCTCTGCCTTCTTGCGAGCCTTCTCGCGCTCTGCATACCCGCCATCGCCAGCCCCAGGAAAAAACAGTTTCCCTGTATTGACTGCTATCTGCGGAGTGTTCTTCTTCATGGCATTGCCAATAGCACCAATGGCTAGGGCTGCAACTCCAATTGCTGTAAACCATGGAGCCCATGCAAGACCAACTGTTACACCTGCTGCTGCAAGGATAGGTGCAGCAATCTTAATTTCTTGCACCAAGTAACCAAAACCAGTGATTGCATCGGTAAGTTTCATCGAAAGATTCTCAATGTTCTTAGCTGCGCCACCTGCGCCATTCGGTCCAGCGACACCACCTAGAGCTTCAAATAATCCTCCACCAATACGCTCTTTAGCTTGGTTGGTTACTTCTGAAAGGATTGCTAACTGACCACTAAGGCTCTGAGCTGCTTCATCTGCTGCGCCCATGGTCTTGCTGCCAATAACATCCATGATCTCTTCAAAAGTCTTGGATGATAATTCAGCTTTAGTTAAACCTAGATCGTATTGATTAAGGGCTTTAGTATTACCTACATAAGCCTTAGCAAGATCTTTGGCAACTTCTCCAACATCGGCTGAACGAGAAGCAGCAAGATCTAAAGCAGTGTTAAAGATTGCTGTGGATTTAGATACAGATCCTGTTGCAGACAGAAGTGCTTGCAAGGCTGGGACTGCTTGATCTCCTGTAACTCCATAGAGCTTACCAATCTGCTCTACATAGGCTGTAACCTGTGGAGCATCAAAGGCAAGACCAAGATTCTTAACTGTGTTAGTTAGATTGACTGCCTCACGCTCTGCATCTGCAAAGTCTTTAATAGTGGACTTGATTGCATAGCCAAGGGCAGCTCCACCAAAGGCTAATCCAAAGGATTGACCTAATGACTTTACAGTTTTGTTAAGTTTATTAGCAGCAGAATCTGCTTGCTTGAAAGCGTTTTTACCGATGAACTCGGCAATAATTTTAATGTCAATGTTTGACTGAGCAGCCATTATTATGCCTTCCTAATTGCGCGAGTGACATAGCCACCAGTCTTTTTCTGGAAATCTGCATCTGCTCTAAGGACTGCTTTGATCATGGCATCCTGAGTCTTGCCTTCATCTTCTGCCCAAGCGCGATAGATCAAGCGACCACGATCCTCGCCTCTGCCTTTCATCTGACCACCCATGGAAGCGATGAAGTCACGCCCTGCATACTTGTTAATAGAGTGAGAATACTTTTTACCTGCTGGACCTTTAGGACCTACCCAAGGCTGACCAAAAGGATTCTTACGACCAGCAGTCTCATAGATAGCACCTGCTGCTGTTGAGTTTACAATGCGAACGCTAGATGAAAATCCTCTGCTGTTCTTTGCGCGAGCTGTTGAGAAGCGAATACCACGCTTGACAAGTGCGCCATTATAGGAAGGGAACTTGCCACCTTCTCTGCCCCAGTTACTTAAAGGAGCAGAAGCAGGGGCAAAGCCTCTAGCCTTATTAACCACAGGCTTTGCCAATGCTGTCAATTCCTTCTTTAGAGCTTTGTCAAGATCTGGAGCGTAGCTCTTCATAGCTTTGCGGAGATTATCTACGCCTTTGAACTCTACTGGCATCGGCTATCTCCTTCGCTTCATCTTTGAGCCCCTGCACTAATGCATCGAGCATGATCTTGTCTAACTCCAACAATTGCTGTGGCGCGATTCCCAACCTAATGCTTAGCCTAGCGATTAGATAGGTGAATGGGAGATCGCGCTTTAAGCTAAAGGGTCTGAGTCTAGTACCTCAACACTTTTAAGTGTTTCGATAAACTCAATCCCGAAAGGCTTAACAGTTTCACCTGCTGTTCTACGAGTAATTACCCACGCCAAAAAATATACATCTTGCTGCCGTTCCATTTCACGAAAGGCTTTGTGGAAGCCCATCTTTGCATGCTGTTCGAACTCGAACTCAACCGCAGGTGAGATCTCGCCTTCTAACACACTTCCATCGGTACGGACGATCTTTAGTTTTGCCATGGTTTTGCCCCTTTGTTAGTTGATTATGCAGATGCTACTGCAATAGTTCCGTTTACATTCCATGTTACTGACTGTGTTGATAGATCTCCAACTGCTCCATTTACAGGAGTGATGTTGTTGATTAAGCATGACATTGTGTAAGAAGGATTTGTTGGTCCAACTGCTGCTGTTGTCTGCTTGATTACTACAGTTACAGATGTTCCCCATGTAGAGTTCAACTTCTGTAGTGTCTTGTTTGTGTCTGGGTCATTGAAAAAGTCGATTGTTACGCTTGAACGCTCCAAGCCTTTTACAGCTCGCGCTCCGCTATCGCCCATTGAAGTGACATCCAATTCATCGAATGATCGGTTAATGGTACATGAGCTCACTAGCGATGAGAGATCAACCGAATCCACAGTTACACTCACGCCATTTGATAGATAAACTGCCATTTGGTTATTCCTCTTCTTTCTTAGTTACTGGCTTTGCAGCCACTGGCTTTACCTGACCGATTTTGATCAGGAATGCTTCGTTCTCTTTTTCCCATTGTTCCAATTCGGTCATGGTTAGCTCCAACTTGTTAGGATTGATACGGACATCTCGCAGCTGAGCAGTTCCCCGCTTGCAGCATTAAGAATACTTGGTGCGCTTATTTCGCTTACATTATAGACGAGAGATGATGCTGCTAACTTAGCGAACACGCCAACAACAGTATCTTCAATGCCGTTAAGGTTTCCCTCATTGTCAAAGAGTGGAACTGTCATGATGATCTTAAAGTTAGCCAAAGGGCTAATAGAAATCTGGCTGTTGTTGTTAGGTGTTAGATAAGGATCATCTGGAGACACGATCACGCTGTTCGCTAATACCACGCTTGGTGGGAATGCAAAAGTCTGCCATTTTGAATTATCTACTAGGGCAGTTGCTAATGTGGTGCGAAGAGTAGTGATGGCAACAGTCATTATCCCACCATCGAATTAGGGCTTAGTGCATGAGCGATCAATCCTCGCACCTTAGCGAGAAGCTGTGCGCTCATTCGGTAAGGGCTTGGCTGGAAATCGACAGCGTTTGAGCCGCTTAATGTGGCGGTACGCGCTTGCCAGATCTCGACAGATATCATGAGTGCTGCTTGCTGAATTGCTTTATCTTCTGACCAATCAACATAACTAGAAGCTGCAACTGTAGCAAAAGGATTAAAAGGATGGTAAGGGGTATCAGCTACATGGTTAGTAGTAACAGTAAATGTGCGACCATGAACGCTTGTAATAGTTTTGTTCCCGTTAAAATGTGAACCTGCGCCTGTGATAACAACGCTCTGACCAATGTAGTAGGTCATTTCAACATTTTTATCAAAGTACATTGTGCCTACTGTGCCAACATTAGAGTGACCAATAGAAAATTCTGTGTTAGCCCATAGCATAGGAAGTAGGACTGCATCTGTAGCATCGCACACTTCCTGCAAGGTGGCATCTGGATACAGCGTACCCACTCCGAGTGTGGAGCGTAATTCGCTGACTGTCGTTAATGCCATTCCTTTTCCTTTCTAAAGACTCTAGGGAGTCAGAGGGCTACTGACCCCCTAGAGCGTACTTAGTGGGCTTGCTTATGCAGCGTTATTGAACTTGAACGCGCCAGCAGCAGCCTTAGTGGCGATTGCGCCATAGCCGTAGTAACCAACTTCAACCTGACCTGTACCGACCTTGTCAGCGCGTAGCTGTAGGCGTGGTGACTCGTACCATGTGTATGAGTCGCGGTTTACGACAACGATTGATCCGTCTGCTACACCTGTTAGAGAGTAATCGACATAAAGATCCAAGCCAAGTAGCGATCCGCGTAGGCTCTGTGATACTGAACCTGCTGCGTTCTGTGGCTGTGATGCGATGAATAGAGGGCGGTTTTGTCCGTCCACCATTCCCATGATGTTTGACCACTGTGTAGGTGAAACAATTACGCTTTGTGCAAAGCGAAGTGTGTTTGTGTAGATAGAGTCTGAAGCGCGAGCAATAAAGCCAGCCATTTCAGCACCATCCCAAGGAAGTGTGATTGCTGTTCCGTCTGCTGAAGCACCTGTCTGGATTGCTGTACGAACTGCAACATTTGTTGCCTTTGCGTAAGCATCTGCCATTAGTGACTGTAGCTCTGCGAAGAATGCTGGAGATGTACGATCTAAAACCTCTACATCGAATAGCTGCATTCCCGCGTACTTCTTGACATCCACATCCAAATACTCAATTTCAACCTGAGTATCTGAGAATGCTGCTGTCTCTGCTGCCTCTGCAACAGTTGGGACAGCCTTGACGCGAGGGATCTGGAATTTAAATCCTGCGTCTGGCAAAGTTCCCGCAGAAATCGCATCAATTGAAGGGCGACCTGAAGTGCTCTTGTTGTTGATGATTTCTGTTAGCTGGCGTGTAGGTACTAAACCTGCAACATCAGTTGTTGTTGTATCTGATGCAGCGCGTAGGTATTGACGAGCATTCTCATCACCGAATTGTGCGCGTACTGCGTTCTCTAGAAAAACCTCGTTAGATAGATCGATTCGAGGGTTTGTGTAATACATAGCAGTAACAGTTGGACGAGCAGCTTCAACCGCTGCTGCCTCTACTGGTGCTGCAACTGTCTCTGGAGTGTTCTCCACAGCTGTCTCGCTTTCTGTTGGTTGGGTTGTTTCATCGATAACATCTTTAACAATGTTAAGGAGAGTTTCAAGTGCTCCTGTTTCTTCTGGAGCTTGCTCTAGTTGCTGAATAGCAATTTCGATTGTTTCTTTCGCTGCATCTGTTTCTTCCGATGCACGAATCTCTGTGATCGCTGCTGATTTGAATGCAGCTTCTGTGACAAGGCTGACTTCTTTTAAAGAAGCAGCTGTAACTACTGTGTATCCATCGCGTGAAGGCTTTGAAGCCTTAATGTCTGCGCCAATGCTCAATCCTGTAACCAACCCTTCGCTTGCCATAATCATGGCATCGTTGCCACCTGTGCTACGACTTAATTTAAATGTGGCGTAAAGTCCACCTTCGCGCTCTTCTGCGCTGACCATGCGACCTACTGGCTTCTTCATGTCATGCTGACTTAGGAGACGAATCTTTGATGGATCTGAAATCTCAATAGATCCAGCTTCAAAGACATAAGCTCCAAGATTAGTATTTCCAACTTCACCTGTTCCCATTGGAACAATCTTGCCTGAGATTTCTCTGCGCTCTTCTGAGCATTCAATTGATGATGCTTCGATGTATAGAGTTGTCATTATTCCATTTCGCTTCCGTTAGGAGATAGATCTTCCATTTCCATGGCTTGCTCTGTAGTGATAAGACCAAGTGCAAGCATCTTCTCGATTACTAGCAAGCGATCCATTGGGTTAGTGCGTAAAAATGTGTCATCTACTGAGAACTTGACATAGTGTCCAGCAGTAGAGATGTCATCCATTGATAGACGAGCTTCAATTGCTGAAATGAAAGGCTGAATCATCCAGATGAACTGTCTGCGCTCATCTTGCACATTTGCGTATGTCATCGATTGATTTTGTTCAGCTGAAAGATAATAAGGAGGAACGCCACACAATCTGGCTACTTCGGTGGCACTGTTTTGAATTGCCTCGTTATACATCATGTCTTTAGGTGAGAATGATGTTGGTTGATATTCCAAAGTAGATGTTAGGTAAGCAGTTGCTCGATTTAGGCGAGCGTTCTTCCATGCAGCAAGTAACCCTGAAACTTCTTTCGGATCAAGATCTGCGCCATTGTTGCGGATGTAACCTGAAGGCATCGGAGTCTGTGCAGCGATAGCAGCAGCTCTGTGAATATCGATTGCGCTCTGAATAGTACGAGCAGAAGTGTTGAGGATACCTTCATCCTTCTGGAATGTAATAAGTGATCCGATACCTGACATAGGCACTGGAATACCATCGACATAGTATTGAGTAACAATCGTAGAAGGGAAATCTGTGTCGAATGTTACGCGAGTGTTAGCAATCCACTCAGCGCGAGCCATTCTTCCGTCCTCTTGGTAGGTCTCTTTAATCTGCCAGAAGGCTGTTCCATACATGAGCAACGAATCGACTGTCCAAAGGATCGTGACAAATCGTGGCTGATTAAGTGATGGCTGTTCTACCCAACGAGGTGCAGCAATCTTTTCTCCAGTGGACTTCTTGTAATACTCCAGCGGAATTGTGGAGATCGTTCCCGCAATTAAATCTCTGCACCTTTTAACCGCTGGCACAGTCATGGCATCTTGACGAGCCAATGAAGATACTGAATAGTAATTATTGTAAGGCAGAAATTGATCGCCTAAAATTTGAGGGGCGTATTGCGCTTTAAGCGATGAACGCTCATTCTCATTAGATGTTGCTTCAGCTTTGCGAAATAGACCCATAGTCATAAAGTGTAGCATTTGTCAAGAGATTAGACAATATGCTAGGGCGTGTCTAGGTGTAAATTTGTGGCTTGGGTTGCGGAATCATAAGTTTAGTAACAACCATCGCCAAGCCAATAGGTGCTGAGATGTCACCTGCTGACTTTCGCTTAATTATGCGCCAAGCACTGTCGTTCACCTTTGCGCTGCAATTGTTCATCTGTTGGATGAGTTCGCTCTGCCCATTATGGACTACTCGATGATTGACTAAGCCTTCTAGAAGATCGCCACAGGCTTTGTAGAACTGCTGCCCTGAGACATCCTCGACCATAACTCCTGCGTTAGATAAGCGATCTGCAATCGTCTGAGTAGCGTACTTGTCATAGCAGACAAGACGAGGCTTGTAGATGTCGCACCATGCCTTAATACTGGCTGCCATCTTTAGCTCATCGATAGCAACCTGAGAGCTATAGGTCTCTAAGATCCCGATGCCAATCCTTCCATCTGGAAGCAACTGTCCCGCAACAAGTGATCCATTCCTGCGAGAAGGACTGACATCGAAACCAAAAACAGTATAAGACCCAACTGCCATCTCTAGTTCGCTATCGCTTGTCTCTTCAAGAATGCCATGAGGCCAAGGACTGCTTAGGGAGTCGATCCATTGGCAAAGAGTCTCTGTGCGTGTGTTCTCAATTGGCGAAGTAGCAATCGCCTCTTCAATTGCCTCTTCTGAGATCGTGTATCCCATAGAGGGGTTAGCCATAGCCCATGCATTTCTATCGTCTATCTTGCAGTATTGGGGAGCTGAGTATTCATAGAATCCAAAAGACTTAGGTGGGTAGTCGATAGCTCTTTCTCGAAGGTCGTTGAGAACAGTGCTGAAAGCGTCTCCTGCATTAGAGGTAAAAAGCGTCTGAGAGTTTGGGCGAGCTCTAGTTGTAGGAGTAGCAGCTCGGTATCCGTCCTCTGAGACTTCTCGTAATTCATCGATGTATAGGAAGTCTGCTGATCTACCGCGAGAGCCGTCTCTAGTTGCTGCAACAACATCGAGCCTTGCTCCAGATAGCATCTCAATTGACTCAGTTCCATTGGCGTGTCTAATCTGCTTGACGAATCCTTTGAGGTGGTCATTGTTCTCCAATGCGTTAGCTACTTGTCTAAAGGTCTCTAATGCCATTGAGCGATTAGAGGACATGATAAGCACATTCTTAGACTCCCATTTTAGGAGGTGTGCAAGTATGAGCATACGAGCTAGAAATGTCTTTCCGTTCTGTCTCGAAATTAACAGAAGGCAACTCTTCCTGATCCACATTCCATTCTTGTCTACAGTCAGCATATCTTTGAGGACGAACTCCTGCCAAGGTAATAATTCCTCACCAATAATCTTGGCAATATCTTTTACATCTTGGAGTTTATTTTCTCCTTTTAAAAGAGGACTGTGAAGCCTTGGCTTGGTTGCCCCTCGTAAGGCTTTGGACTTCTTGGGTTTAGTGGTCATTGATTTGTGACTGGTCGGGTCTTAAAAGGACTGTCCAGCATCGTCTCCGACTGCATCGGGGAGGTATTGCAAATAGATCGGAAGAGC